CTGTGCTTTGATCTCCACCATGCTCTGGCTAACATCTGCTATGCCTGCACATACTTTGGCAATCTGAGTTTGCCATTTTTCCAAGGCGAGTGGTTCTCTATGCCCACTACGCTTAACAACTGTGATGCTTTTCATCTTTTCCTAACGAATTTTTTGTTTTATTTGTTCTTGACTGACCTGCCGTCGGGGTTTTAACTTTCCCAAACTGATATTTAACACTTGATCAGGATCCCAATTCAGTATATATTTCTCTTTGTTGACCAGGACTAAATTGTCGCTTTGATACTCAATCATGCAGGCATCTTGCAGGTCTTCGCGGTCTAGCATAGCAATAGTATACATGATTCCCAGGCCTCTTGCAACCGGGCAATACTGATTGTCACTTAATAATTGCCAGGGATCGGGCCAATCCTGTTGGTCGTCCCAGTGCAAGTGGTAGGCGGTCCAAGGAGTTTGGAACCACCAGGCGTTGATTTTGATCAAAGCAGGCTCTGAGTCCAGTTGACGACATTGCTGTCTTAACTGTGCCCAACTCTCCAGCCGCTCACTGAAGTCTCTAGGCCACATGGTGTTTAATAACTGCGGCCCAGGTGGGTCAAACTGTAATACATCGTACCAGCAGATCGGCCAGCGTCAGAAGCATAAGAAACTGTGACGGTTCCACCAACGTCTGTGACATTGAGTGTGACGCCGGTGGTGGAGTTTTCCACATAGTCATCCGTGTAACTGAGTCCATCACCAGCTGAGTCGTCGGCATCATTGGCAATGGTCATGGTGCCGGTTCGCGCACTGGTTTCTACAATTATTGTGTAGTCCATTTTGAATGCCTTGATCAATGTTGTGCTCACTGTGAACAATGTGGTATTGGTGGCACCGGCTGTGATTGTGGCCTGTTGCCCAGTTTCTCTAATGAAACTGCCCATTTGTACCTGAGCTGCACTGTCTACCCCTATGCTAGCCGGTATAGTGGAAGTTGTGGTATTGTAAATTTTGATTCTAGGATAGGTACCACTGTAGGCAGCAGTGCGCTGGAACATGTCGCCCACGCTGACATTGTTGATAGCATCTATAGTGATCACGGCTGTGGCAGGACTGGTAGTACCGCTGAAGTGATTGCCCACATCATAAAAAACATTGTATCCAGATGCGTTCAAACTCACACCATTGATGTAAATACCTTCTTCATAGATATCATCAAACACATTGTGCATCACACGCACACCAGTGGCTCCTCCATTTACAGGCGTTACACCACCCAGAACCACACCTTGATACATGGTGTCAAATTGACCATTGCTGACCACTGCACCGTTAATTTGTTGTGCAGTGTTGATGCCATATGTAAAGCCCGAAAATCTACAATTATCAAACACAATTTGTGTGCAAGGCAAACTGCTGGTGCTGCTCCAGTCTATGGCTTTGGTGTTATCAGTTGATACTGTGAGATCAGCAGTGGTTAGTGGACCAAACACATCAACATTGCTGAATGAACAGTTTTTGGCTTTCTCAATCAAGATGCCTGTGTTGAGTTGATTGGTTTGAAAGGCCATGCCTGTGACTTCAATGTTTTGTGGTGCTAGAAGAATGTTAACTCCAGTATTGCCCTGTGCGTCGGCTGTTTGCGCAATGTAACTGGGCAATGATTCCGCAGCCCAGTAAGCAGTTAAACTCGGTGGTAGGCCAGCCAGTCCTGCAGGCACTGGTGCTATGCTGCGATAGTACAGACCATTTGTCACGTAGTATACCAACACACCTTGAGTATAGGCTGTGTTGGCTGCCCAGTTTTGTACGTTGAAACTGATTATACTACTGTTGGCACCTTCGCCATACATTCTGGCAAAACTAGGTATCACAATAGTGTCTGTAACGATATAAGTGCCAGCAGGGAAAAACAAACTTCTACGAACTTGTGTGTTGTTTTGCACAGTGTATAATTGAGCCAGCGCCCGATTGATCGCTGCTGTGTCATCTGTTGACCCATCACCTGTGGCACCAAAGTCTGTGATCACTGCATAACTGTCCAGTCTGCTTTGTAGACTTTGAGATACTGGTGTACCAGATGTGGCTCCGGTTTGTACGGTGTACCCAGCGGCATCACCTTGATAAGTGTACTGGTCAGCAAAACCCAATATGTCTGAATATTCTGTGAGAATTTCAGTGTTGCCCACTGCAGGTGCACCATCTTCTAGTGTGCCATTGCCAATGAATAGTCTACGGTCATCCACTGCCCAGCCCAGTTCGGCACCTGCTAGAGGTTGGGGTAAATCTACTTGCAAACCCTTGCGGGCGGTGATTCGTGATATTTGTACAATTGCCACAGTGTAATTCCTTCGGGTATCACATATTTAGCAAGTAATACTGTTCAACCTTTTTCCACCACAAGTCACGATACCGATCAAACTCCCGACCTTCCAGCACAAATTCCTGATATTCGGGCCGGGTGATCATGTTCATTTGATCATCTACAGTGGGTTTCACACACATCAAGATCACGCCTTTTCGGATCCTTGTACCGTGCAATTCATTGTGTGCTTCTGCATAGGCACACAACTGCACAAAGTAATCGTCAATCCACTCACGCTTTTTGGGCTTGTTGGTTTGTTTGTAGTCCAAGATGGCTTCTTCGTTTAGGTGTACGCCCGCGCCATCAGTAGTACCCGCATACACCTTGGGAAAATACAGCGGAACTTCAATGCCCCAAAATTCACTCACATGCTTCAAACCATGTTCAATCACTGTGTGAGCCATAGCGTGACTAGCCCAGGAGAACGGGTTTGTGCCACGATCTTTGATTGCGCCTTCTTTGACATACTGCTCAAGGTACGTGTGCATTCTTGTGCCACGATTGGCTGCTTCTGTTGTGATGGCTTGTGCTTGCTCATGCCCCACTCGATTGCGCCAATTTTGCAAGGCTTTCTTACTTTCCTCGCTTTTGGTAGCATCAAGTATTGTGGTCACTGACGGTAATTTGTTGCCATCTGGTGTGGCATACAGTCTGCGGCCATTGACATTTTCCCGGGGTATGGGTCGATAATTAAATTTTTCTACAAATTTCGTCATATATTGATTGATTATATTTGGCTATTTGGGTTAACTGATTTATTTTTGTATTTTTATCTATATCATTGTAAAGATCTTTAAGACTTTGCAACATTGCTGTCATTCTACTTCGAGGAGTTAATTCACTATCATAACTCTCATCAATTACATCATTGAAGGTTTGAAATCCAAATTTTTTCAAAGTTTTCAAACTGCCTGGACCAGAAAACAAAACAAATGGTTTGCCACTGGCCAGGCACCTGGCAGTTTTTTCAGTGAACCATGAGTGAGAAAATACATCAGTTTCTGCCACACATTCAATTTGATATTTTGGCCACACAGTATAATATGTTGATGTGGATTGTTGCCACGGAACAAATCTTGATCCTTGCAAAGTTTGATCTAATATTTCATCGGTTTCAAATTTTTTATATTTTATCCATTCAAGTTCATGTTGATAAGCACTGTCAATAAATGAATAGTGTGCGTTGACTTCGGCAATGCTGGGACGAAATATCAAAAAGTTATCGTTGGGAAAAGCATAATCTAATTGATACGCTAGATTAAATCTACCAGGAGTAAATCTACTGATCATACAACCAATAAATTTAGCGTCATGATTGACATTGTCAAAGGTTCCTTGAAAATTGCGTTTGGTATTGCTAAAAATATTGTAAGACAGTGTTTTGTGATTGAAATTGTAATTCCATTCTTGATGGTGGGACTCAAATGTTATTGAATGTCTGGGAACGATTCCTTGTTGACAAAGATTTTCAAAAAATGTTATCAGTCCACGATGTTCAAAGTTTTCTCCATCATCAGCAATGACCACAATCTGTTGTCCACTATAACACGTTTCAAACATATCCAACAATAATTCTTCTTGATAGCAACTAAATGCTGTACCAAAATTGTGAGTCTGTATGTGTATAGTACTGTTTGATATTTTAGCGATTTTGTTCAAAAACAAATTAAACTCCGAAACTTTCTCCGCAACCGCAACGGTCACGTTCATTGAGGTTGGTAATCAATTTTGGATTATACATATTGTTTTACGTCTTGTAAGCAATGTTCAAGTAGTTGGTTGGATAGGAACAAATCACTGTTGTATTTTATTTGTTGTCGGTTATCATGCCATATATCTATTATGTCTTTGTACACACGATCTATTTCTTTTACACACAGTTGCACCCTGGTCATCCAGTTGGGTTCTTGATCAAAATCTAACTGAATGCCACGATAGTTTAAATCAAATCCTATACGGTTTATACCATCAATGAATCCTTGACTGCTTGCTGGAAAAAACAAACAACCGGCCCTGAGTGGTTTGGTAGTTTTCTCAGTAATACAAAAAGCATGAACTGATGTTTCTGTGGCTAGATTGGCCCAGCAAGTGGAATACGCCGGGGCTTCTGCACTGTGACAATTTTGCCATTGGTAATCATCTTGAGATGTTATGGGGAAACTTGATTGATGTTGTAAAAAATAAGATTTTACAACCGCATCAAATATATCAAGTTGATCAAGATCCAATATGTCTCCACACCCGCCCAACAAGGTATTGAGACCTGCAAAACTTAAATGAACTTCGTTGAACCAGGGACGCTGTGCCAATTCATAATAAATTAAAAATCTGTGCAATCTTGGTTGTCGGTTCAAACAACTTAATCGCTGATGTCTATTGGAATCTATATTGATTGCTTGTTGATTGCGTTGTATGGCTGACAAAATACATATAGGATAATAAACAAAATTCAAATTCCTATATCTTTGTGCCATTTCAAAATTAGGAACCAGCACAGGAGCCAACTCATGTAATCCATGTTCTTCTACCACGGAAACAATATCATGTTCTGGAAAAGGATCTGTACTAGCATCAATAAATTTGGGGTGTTTTTGTTTGACGAAAGCATGTAATCCATCCTGCGGATTGCCACGAGCTAGATAGTTACGAATGTCCCACCAAGGCACACGAGTACCCGAACGAAAAATATAGTAGGGATCAATCAAACTCTAAAACTTTCTCCGCAACCGCAACGGTCACGTTCATTGGGATTGCTAAATTCAAAGCCTTCATTGAGACCTTGGCGTACATAGTCTACCTGTGTGCCTTTAAGGTACACATCATGTTTTTTATCTATCAACACACAAAATGCATTTTGGGCATAATTTATAGTGGCAGCGTCAGGTTCATAATCCTTAACGTATTCTAACACATAAGCAAGTCCAGAGCAACCAGTGGTTTTCACCCCCAGACGTATGCCAGCATAGCCTTTGGTTGTTACTAATTTTTGTATTTTGGATTGCGCTTGTTCAGTTATGGTTATCATACTAATATTTAATCAATGTTTGATATGGTCATGTATCAAGAAATTTCCTCTAGAAAATTCTTAATAAACTGAATTATGATTTCCTTGTTGAGTAATTCCAGTAACTGTATTTTTTGATGTTCTGGCAGTAAGTCTTGAACCTGCAAGCAAAATTTTTTGTTTTTTAACAATTGTTGCATACCAAGCGAAATTTCACAACCATAAGGATCTGTAACATTTCCTTCAAAATCTTGAGTGAGTAAAAACGCATTTTCGTTTATCAAATTATTATAAAGATTATTACACAGTAGCAAATGCCCTTCGCTAGACAACAAATTATCAATAAGTAATTCGGTGTCAATACGCGAACCAAAGAACTGTAATATAGTTAAATTTATTACACTAATTGTTTCGCATATTATGGATACTATAACCATTTCTACTAGATTGCGTTGACTAAATGAAGTGCATTTCTTTGGAACAGTGCTTACATAAGTACCGTACCCGTGACCTATACGAGTAACTTTGCTGTATTCAAACTCCCATTTCCGCTGATATTCTGGATCATACAGGGCTGGGCTGGCCGGCAATGGTTCATTAATGAACCAAATAGGCAGCATGTTTTTTGCAACAACTTGTTGCATAGTATAGCGCCATGAATCAACTGTTTGCCCTGGCAATCCACAAATCACCTGAGTTTTGACCATCAGATGAGGATGTTTAGTGATCAATTCCTCAGCCATGGCCACATGTACATCCCATCCAACATCTGGACGATCAATATTTTTTAATACTTGTTCATTGACGTCTTGTATGGAAAAATTCAAAGTTTTTTGTACCAGTCCACTTTCGGCCATGATATTAAAAATTTTCAAATTGTTTTTTTTGTTTAACTTACTGTAATTTCCTGATATCCGAAAATTTGCATTTTCTTGCAGATTTTTTTGAGCAAAATACTCAATCATGTCAACATCTTCATTGTACTGTCCAACATTGGCATCTGACAGATATATGTTTTTGACCCCTAGTTTTTGAAACAAATCAATTTCTTGTTGATAGGTATTTTTACGTCGAGACACTTTGTTGCCAAGACCACTGTTCCAGTCGCAAAATGTGCATGCATATGGACATCCTCTGGTTAATGTGTAAGCAATCCATGATGATTTATTACTAACATATTGTTTATGAGTATGAGCAGCAACCATGCGCTCAAACAGTTCTGCACAGTGTACAAAAGGACTGATTTCTAACATTTTTACAAACTTATAATCGGCTACAGTAGTTTTTCCAGTTTGATTGTTTTTCCATGCACAGTTAGAAGTGTTGAATGCAATCATGGGCGTTTTCAATACTATATGACTGACAATGTCAGTAAATGCCTGTTCTCCCGCGCCATACACTGCATAGTCGATGTAAGGATGTTGTTCAAAAAAATTTTTGTCGACATTGACATCAATACTGGGACCACCTGCAATTATTGCCTTGAGATTCAGTTTAGATTTTACACGAGATAACTGATTGGTTAAAAAATCATGGTTCCAAAGGTAGTGGCTGGTGCATAAGATATCAGTATTGGTTTGTTTAATATATCGGAGTAATTCTTCATCACTCAACGAATCTTGTATAGGCAGCACCCATTCTAATTTTTCTGCTAGATCCGGATATAATATATCAATAAATGTTTTGAACACCAAAACATTAACCTTGACCCAACCTGTCATTCCGCTGTGATAAAATAGTATTCTAGTTTTTTTTGTAAAAATACTGCTTGGACTACGTGGCATAGTGTTCTAATGTTTTTTTCTGTAGTCCTCTACGGCAGCCTTTATAGCATCTTCAGCAAGAATAGAACAATGAATCTTGACTGGTGGCAGTGCGAGTTCCTGAGCAATCTGTGAATTTTTAAGAGCTGCGGCCTCGTCAAGCGTTCGTCCTTTAACCCACTCGGTAACAAGAGAACTGGAGGCAATCGCACTGCCGCATCCGTATGTTTTGAACCTAGCATCTGTTATAATCCCGTTTTCAACTTTGATTTGCAATTTCATCACATCGCCGCAGGCTGGTGCGCCCACCATGCCTGTGCCAACGGTATCATCAATTTCAAACTTGCCCACATTGCGTGGATTTTCATAATGATCGATTACTTTTTCTGAATAAGCCATGTGATATTTCCTTCGCTGATTATAGCGTATTTACTGATTGATGTCAATGGGAATGGGTTACTTGTTCATTCCGCGTTGCATGGCGGATTTGGCCGAGGCGGCCACAATGTCTTGTGCTTTGTTTACTGGCATTTGCGTTGGTCCTTCAGGAGCTGCGCCTTTGTATTTGATTATTCGGGGATTTTGTGGATCCATGGGTTCCAGCACACTGTCCAAAGGAGGTTGACTCACAATGCTGACAATGTTTTTTTCATTGACTGGAAATCCTAAACTACGAGCAGCAGAAATAAATGCATCGGTGCTGATCTGTTTTTGTGCGTTTTCGTCATCGGCCCGGCCAGAAAGAAAGTTCACAAGGCCCAATAATTTTTTTGGATCTGGTGAACCCCCGGATTCGACTTCGTCGATTCTCATTATCTACGTGCTCGGCCCAGTGCGGCTCCTGCTGGTGCAGGTTCTTCAGCATCCATTTCAGCACCTATATCTGCACCTATGTCGGCACCTAGTTCAGCACCAGGCATTGGAGCCGGCGCAGCACCTGGCATGCCGCTGGCAGCCATGCTGGTATCTAGTGCAGCAGGTTGTCCTGTGACTACACCCAGTGCGGTTTCCAGTTGTTGCTTGGCGCCTTGTAAGTTTTGCACAAGTCCTTGCAATGCCGCTGTAACATCACTGTTGAATTGTGTGGCTTGTTCCATGCCAATTTGATTGCGAATTGAATCTACTAGAGCAGGCAGTTCTTTGAATTGCATCTCTGTGGTGTCTTCCAACATTGATTGCATTTTGTCTACCATGTCTTGTGCAGCCAATACCACTTGTGCTTGCTGAACTTCTGATTCTTTCAACATGCTATAGGCTCTACGCAAACGACTTTCGGCAGTCATCAACGCAGCACCAGCAACCATTTTTTGTTCGTCCGGTGTGAGATTTTGGCCAGTTGTACTTTTCTTTATTGCTGCTGCCAATTTGGGATCCTTGACATCCACTGCGGGCTTGGCACTGGATGTTGTAGCAGTGGTAGTAGGGGCACTGCTAGAAGTAGTAGGCTGTATGGGAACTTGTTCTTCCCGGATGCGACTGGTCAGTGCTTGTTCCATCATCACAAGTTTCAAGTAAGCAGGGTTGCGCTCACTGGTATGACGGTTGGTACTACGTTGATGTTCAGCAATTACACCACGCACACGTTTGAGCATGGTGTGTGCTTCGCGCACTGTGAGTCGGTTCACAGGCATTTTTGTACCAAAATAGCTTTCAAATACTCGGGCTACTTGGCGGCTCTTTTTTGGTGTGGCCAGTTCGGTTAATTTCATTTGGCAAATCCTCTTAGTTGTAGATATTTAGCCGAATTTAAACATTTTTCAAGTTCTTGATTCAGCAGTGTAAGGTTCTCAATTTTGGGTGCAAGTTTGGTGCGCACTATTTCACGGAATTCATGGCGTGTACTGTGTTCTGCTTGCCCACGACGGCAATGTATGTCAGCTGTGAGTGATTGTTTTTTGCTGTCTAGTATGCGGATGTTTTGTGCTAGTTTGTATTGTTGCAGATGATCTGCCACACACCATGACATGGCAGTTCGTTTACTGCTGAACATGCTCACAAGATCATCACTGTGATACACAGCAAAGCCTGCACACTCAGGTCGCAAGTGGTAACGTCCAAATGCCACGTAGCCACCATGTTCATCATCTATAATGAGTTCGGTGTACACACGTTTGAGTTCACGCTCAGCAAAGCGTTCTAATTTTTGATCACGGGTCATAGTGTTTTGATGTAGTGGGCTGTGAGCCACCCCACAACACCCAGCAGCACACCAATGATGCCAATGCCCCAGGTAATGATTTGATCGTTGCGTTTTTCGCCCATTTTGCGCACAATGCCATGCACTTCAGTGACCATTTGTTTGACGTGGCCAACTTCTTGTTCCACTGTTTCTATCTTGAGTTCCAGCATGCGGTAACGTTCTGCACACAGTTCAACGTGAGCTTCGAGACTTTTCTTTTCAATATCTGTAGTATCAACCATGGTCAGGCTCCAATGGCGTATTTATGGCTGAGAACCAAATGTTCTGATTGGTGCCTTGAGCATGCAGGGTGGCAGTGATCACTTCTGCTTCTTGTAAATCTGTTACCATGGGCACTCCTTCACAGTCGCCCACCAGTCCTGCCAGGTTGTCACTGCCGTGTCCACTGCTGAGTACACCTTCAGATTCAACTTCAAACGCAAAATGCCAGCCGTCTGTGTGCTTGGTAGGTGGTACAACATTCATGGGTTGTGTTCTTAAGCTGACAATTTGCAATAGGCTTTCCCAGTTGCGTTGTTGATTGCGGCTGAGATTCCACTGCTCAGGCGTGTGAATTACCAGGCCTGTTTTGGTGGTAAACGGCAACTGTTGTGGGCGAAGATGTCCTGTGACCCCGGTATGGGTACAGTCAAAAAGAGTGCGGCACAAGACTTTCATAGTGTGCATATTTACGGCCAAAAAGAAACCCTGGATTTTTTACGTCCAGGGTTGGGTCGA